CTTTTCCGAATACCCTTTCAAAAGCTTCGGCTGTTTCTTCTGCCGTTACTGTAGCACCTGCTTTAAATCCTAATAAATCTCTAACCCCTCTTTCCCTAAAGATATCCGCACTAGCTATACCTGCGGTTAATGACCTCTGAATTTGCTCTGATGCGGTTTGAAAGTCAATTCCAGTAACACTTGCAACATTTCCTGTTATTTCTAATATTTTTGCTAGTTCATCAGCATCTTTAGCAACAACAGCTAGATTACCTGCTCCTGCTTGTATTTGCTCAAGGCTGAAAGGTACTTTAGATGCAAACTTTGACATAACATCAAAAGCTTTTGCACCTTCTTCAACGCTTCCGAATAAAAATTTTAATCTGATTTGTAATGATTCAACTTGCCGACCTACATCGACAAATGATTTGAGAGTGACCCCTGCACCTATTCCTATTAAGGCGTTTCTTAAATTGAATACAGCACTTTTAAGCTTATCAACACCACCTGTAGCTGACCGCATAGCCTGTCTGGTCTTGTCCTTCGCTATGATGTCTATATTTACTTGTTTTGTTGCCACTTATCTACTTGCCTTTGCTAGTCGTTGTTCTCGTTCTCGTTCTTCATGTTGGATTTGAAAGTAAGCAATCCACATATTAAATTCTTCAACTGACATTTGCAAGATTTCGGAAACTGTCTTGTGTAGCTTTTCGGCTAAACCAAAGATGTTATGCAACTCTGCATCATTCTTTAGTTTTTTTTATAATCCTCAATATTCTCATTTCCTGTTCCCATTATCTTTGTGGCAACGTCTGCGATTACATTTGTGTCAGCTTTTGTTTTGAAGGCTAGAATGTGCTTGGCGTTGAACATCTTATCGCCATCTTTCGTTAACGCTTTTTCAATGATAACGTCAATGAGTACAAGCAAATCAGTATTCGTAGCACCCTTGAATATCTTTTGTTTCTCAAGCATATTGAAAGGCTTGGTATGAATAGCTTTATCGCCAGTCAAACCCCATTCTGGTACTTCAATAATCTGCGTGTCTAGCTGACTAAAATGGTCACGAATACCATCAAAGTAGTCAATCGATGAATCTGACATTAGACTGTTCCGATGGTCAACCCACCATTACCTTGTAAAGACACAGTTCTAGTTGTTACACCATCTAATGTGACGCCTACAGACATTCCAGTTACGATACCAGTACCGCTGAACTTTCTATCTCCAGATGCACTTCCTTCTGGCATGAACTCAAAACTAGCACTAGCACCTTGCACTAATGTTGTTTGACCAGAATCAGTTTCATCAAAGTTCATATCTATAGTAGCTGTGAATGTACCTCGACCAACTAAATATGATTTCATTGAACTACCTAACGCTGTGTCCTCAACTACATCGTGTGTAGTGTCTATGGTGAAGCCTGTTGCGTTACCGACCGCAGTACCCCCAACATGAACAACCCCTTCTTTTCCGTGATGTGTAGCCATTTTTTACTCCTTTTCTTCTTTGGGTTTTTCGGCTTTTTTAGAAACCGCCTTTTCGTCATGTACCTTATAACCATTTTTTTCAAAATGTTCTATATGGTCTTCGACACATTTTATAATACTTTCGCCTTTTTTCATAGTCACATTTTTAGCCATTATGCACTCCCTCTTGTAAATTCATACATTACCCTTGCTGTTATTCGAACACCACCATAAGGATATATTGTACCCTCGTCTGTAGATGCGTCAATAATCTGGGTATCTATAGCATTACCATTTCTAGTTATATCATTATCTAAAGTTTCTTCAACAACTTCTATAATCTGGTTACGAACTGTGTCGATGTTTGAGTCTGTACCTTTTCCAAAAGCCACAATCAAAAAGTCTATTGTTCCCCTATATGTTCCTGCACCTGTATCACCTATGCTAGACACTTCCCTTGTTTCATCACCAGACTGAATGAATATAGCAGGGAATTGAGCATCACTTAGTTCTTCTACTTCAAATGGTTCTCTAGTAATCTTTTTGAACTCAATAGGACTGGTCACCGCATCAAGCTTGGTAATTATGTCACTTGCTATGTTTTCTCTCTTGCTCATAACCGCATTTCTTTAAAATAAAAACTCGCAAACTCTGCTTTTAGCTTATCTTCTTCTTTATTGCCTATAGCAAAGAATGGTCTTGTAATACGTCTTTTACCTACCCCAAATGTGTCGTGAAAACTAGCTATCTTTGCTCTTTCCATGTTTGAGAAGAATAATGTGCTTTTTAAACCACCTGTTTTGAAATCTAAGCTACGAAACATCTTACCTGTATCTGTTAGGTCTACAAAGCCTGTCTGTCTACCCCTCTTTTTACGGCTTCTTACTGTGCCTTTAGCGTATGCCCTCATTTGACCGCCATCTGGTAGCTTACCAGACTGTGTACGCTTGGTAATCATAAGAACCGCCATATTAGAAACCCTGTTCAATGATTTCTGTATGACCGCCTTTTGTTTCCTACCTATGTTCTTCAATAGGTTTGTGACGGCTATAGCATTTACGTCAACTTTTACGTCTACTGCCATTAGCGAACTAATCTCAAGTGGTGTATAGGTTCTTTCTCGCTATCGCTTACTGTACCGCCACCATCTTCATCATACTCAACCCCATCCCTTAGAATAGCTTGAAATTCTTCTTCATATCTATCCCTGTAGAAGTCAATCTGCACTTGAAATGCGTCTTTACCTTCCCCTGTGTCTGGGTCACGCCATTTAGTCAAAATAGGGTAAACATATTTCCATAAACACAAATAAACTACTGATTGTGTCCATTGTGAGTCTGTGAGTTTAGAACTATCCATTTCTACTGATGTTATCTTAGTAATGTCCTTATAGCGTACTGTGTGGCGGTATCTTTCCCACCATTCTTCTCTTACACGCCTAATTACATCATTTTCGGCAAATTGAAGTTGGTCTTCAAAAGTTGTTACCCCAAAACCAAGAATATCTGGCTGTATTTTCTGTAAACTGGTGTTAGCAACATTAAATTCGTTTGTAGCCATTATTCAGCTTTCTTTGTTGTTCTCTTAGGCTTTGGTGCTTCTGCTTTTGGTTCAACTTTTGGTTCTGGCTTGGCTTTTCCTTCGTCAAGCGTCCAACCTCGTAAACCCCAAATGTTTATATTGTTCTCGTAATCAACTTTAGGTCTTTCTATAACCCTATCGCCTTTAACAAGCTTTACCATTTCCATTGTCATAATCCCTTAAAAAAAGGGGGTAGTTTCCCACCCCCATAGTTTTTATGTAGCTAGTGTGTCGGCAGTCAACTTAACTCCATAACTATCATGGATTTCACTAACTCCATAAACGGCAGTAGCAACAATTTCATCTGCTCTTAATGAAGCATCTCTTTGTGTTTCAAGCTTTAGGTCTTGCATCATTGCTAAAGCAAGAGCGTCTTGAGAGAATACACCACCGATAGAGTCATCAGAACCATCAACAGAAATATTTGAAGATTCAAAGATTTGAACCCCTGCTATAGTTCCTACAAAACCACTTCGCATAGCTTCGTTTGATAGTTCGGTATCTCTACCCACAAAGGTGTTGGTCAAAGACTTCTTGACGTTGAATATCTGCTTTGGGTGGAAAACTCCGTAATATGGTGCAGGTGCGTTTGCTGTTCTTAGTTCTGCACTTGCTTCAAAGATATCTTGAACTGTGAGTTCTTGACCTGCTCCACCTGCTTTTTCTGTTGAAAAGCCTGTGAATAATGCTGATAGGTCTGCATCCACTTTTCTTGCGATAGCTTCACCGAATAATCTACCAATGTCACCTGCAACGTTTCTTGACGCTGAGTTTCTAGCTAAATCGGTCAATGTGGTCATAATACCTACTTCACTAGCTGTTATTGTAACAGATGTTGGGTTAACGGCTGTATTGGATAGGTCAGACGCTTCACTAACTGCACTCGCTGATACTGTTGCGTAAACTGGTACTTCAACAGACTTACCGCCACCTGCAATAGTGTAGTTTCTGACTAGGTTTCTCATTATTGACTGTTCACTTGCTACGAACAATGCTTCGGCTACGATTTCTGTATAGAGTTCAGAAATGGTACTACTGGTTGTTTCATTTGCCATTGTTTACTCCTTTAAATAAAACAAATTAAGGGTTTGAATTAATAATTCTTGGTTTGGAATCTCTTTGCCTTTTATATTCGGCATACCTTTTCCTGTCCTCTGGATTATTAAAATTTAATTCACTCAAATTTAAAGGCTTACTGAGTTCTTGCCTATCCACATTTGACACAGAGCCAGAGCCACTTGGGGTAGCACTAACAAAGTGAGGGTTTTGTGTAAGAAACTCTTGTACTAATTCGTCTGTAGTCAAAAGTTCACCCACCTTATTGTATCTCGCTATTCCATTTTTATCAAGAATTTCCACATTACCACTTTCGTTTAGTTGAATGTTGGTTTTTAACAACTCAACTACTTGGTCTGGATTTATAGCTTTATTCTTGGATGCTGAAGATAATAACGACTTGTTTATCTTGATATCTCTTAGCTGACTTTCTAAATTCTGCTTTTCTTTATTGAACTCTTGGGTTCTTGTTTTCAATATTTCTTCAAACTCACCCTTTTGAATACGTTGCTTTTCCTCTGCATCCTTCTGCGTCTTTACAGCTTGTACGGCAACATCAAAGTCATCAACACCAAGCTTTTTATACCAAATACCTCTTTCTTTGGCTAATCTATTTTTAACGATTTCATTCATTTCATCTACAGTGAATGTTTGTCCTGTTGGTGTTTCTTGCACTTGTGGTTTTTCTTCTTCTTTTGTTTCAGCAGTCTGTTCTACTTGGTTCTCTTCAGCCATTTAAATCTCCTATATATCCCACTCTGGGTTTGTTGGAATCCAAGTGTGTCGACAACGATAACCGCCACGAACTATGAAGGGGTCACCTATGGACTTGCCTTGCCACCCTTGATTATTCCAAGTATCCCGAATTTCTTTTTCGGTTAATGTTTTATTTAACATATCTCTACAGAAAGGTCTACTATCTCTTACTAAAGTGCCTGTGTACCTATAATGGGTCAACCCTGCGTCTTTAGCTTTAGCAACTGTAAACTGTCCGTGAAACTGCATTACTGAATCATGTGCTATCTGACTTGCATAGCGTCTAAGATTATTCCCTGCCCTATCACTTGCGTATTGTGTGTGTAGCTTTCTAACCGCTTCTTCTATCTCTGCTCTCTTAGCGTTATCGAATTTGTTTTCGTTTATAAAGTCTACCAGTTCATTTATTTCTGCTATGTTTGATTGCTTATACACTCCGTTGATATGGGAACGAATATTACTTACCATGTCATCAAATGGTCTACCTGCTATGGTGCTTTGGTAAACCTCATCATTAATCACCTTTAGAAATCTCTCTGCTATATCTTCAAAGCCACTAAAAGACTGAGTTTTGAGAGCGTTCAATGTTGTAAGGTCTACTTCGGTTAGGCTTTTGAATTTTTTAGGTATAGGCATTTCTCCAAATGTGTCTAAGACCTCTTTTGCAATCTTGTTATATTCTTCGTTTATTATGGTATCGGCTTCGTCTAGAAATGTGGTTTCCACTAGGTTTCTGATAGCAGGTTGTAGTTGTATCGCTAGTCTTTGTGAAACAAGCTTACCGCCTGTAGCTCTCGTGACTTCTCTAATAACGTCTTCTTCTAGCCTATAGAGTACATCAATAATACGCTGTTCGTGTTGGTCAGCTAATTTATCTAATATCTTTGACATTATAGGGGGAAGTCTTTTTTCCAAGCTCTGATTGACCAGTAAGCAGGGGAAAGCGTCTTTTGTCCTTTTACTTCCTTGAGTACCCCACCCATCCTAGCCAAAAATGATTTCTGTCTTGCAGGGATGTTTTTCTTTATGGTCATACCCCTAGCACCGAATGTAACTTTTTTAATATTGCCTGTAGATTTGTTTTTCACATAAACCCCAAACTTTTTTCTCTTAGATTCCGTTGTCGATAATCTAAAAGGCTTGTTTAGCTTTACTTCTCTACCTCTATACTTTGCCATTATTTTCTTTTTCTTTTTGACGCTCTTCTAATTATGTCTTTATCGAATGTTCCAGACCGACCCCTACTTATTAGCTTGTTTACTCTAGCCATCGCCCAAGCATTCATGGGTATTCTTGGTCTTGACCCTGCACCAAGAAACGCACCTTGACCCCTACGAAAACTAGCTTTTAAATCTGTTAAATTGAATAATTTTGATTTCTTTGCTTTTGCTCTAAGTGTTGCTAGTGTTTTCGCTGATAAAGGTTTCCTTCTTACTGCCATTATGCCCTGTTCCTTCTCTGTAGTAATGAGCGTGGTATTCTTGCACCTGCTTTATATAAAGCACTTACTTGTTTCAATAGACTCGCTCTCGCACTTCTTTTTGCACCTTTTAGACCAGAAAGATATTTTTTAGGAATACCAGTTCTTTTGTCTTTGGGTACTTGCCTACGTTTACGCTTCTTCTTCAACTGTCTGTCCTTCTACTTCTGTTGTTTGAAACTGTCCTCTTACGGCTCTGGTGCTGTCTATTTCTTCATTTATAGATTTTATCATTTCGCTATCGTCAATGACTGCCTGTGCTATCTGCTTATCTAGTTCCTTATTAAAGGTTTCGGACTTGATACCACTAGCTTTAGCCATCTGAAGATATTGGAGGTCATTCGCCCAATCTCTAATATCAAAGGTATCTGGATAGTTTACCGAACCATCAAACTGTTTATCTTGCCACATAGCAAACAAACCCCATATCTGTTCCTCTGCATTCTCAAGATAATCGGCTTTTTCTGATAATCGTGCGTTCAATAACTGAAATTCTGTTTGTAGAGCAATACCACTAGCTATTTGTGTGCCTGTTGCCCTTACTGAACCCATGTGTGTTATCCTGTCAATAGCGTCTACTTTGTTCTGAATACACTTCATTATTCCATCTAGGTTCTGACCGCTTGGCTGTATTATGTAAGGCTTTAGACTTGCTTCTAGGTCTTCTGGTATCTCTATTATAGACCCTGCACCTGCACTAGCTTCTACATTAGGTGTTTTTACAAGGCTTGGGTGGTTTGCTAGTCTGATAAGCTGTTCTTTCTCCGAATAGTCGTTATAGATTGACTGTTGTAGAAATGCCACATCAGCAAGGTCACTAATACCTATAGGTCTTTTAGCACCCCTTAGATTATACACATTAACAGCAGGTATTTTTCCCAATGGGTTAGGTATTTCCTCTATAAGCCTTGCATCCCCTTCTGTGTATTCTTCTTGATACTCCTCGACTTCATAGGTGCTGATAGTTTCTTCTGTGAATACTTTGATAATTGCTCTATCTGCGTTTATATCCTCAACCACCATGAGCATATCAAGATAGAATCTACCACTAGGTGACCGCCTGTAATTCCAGTTTACAACATTTTCTGGGGTGTAAATACTGATATAAGGTCTGATATCCTGTGCTAGTTCTTCTGCTCTGGTGTTAGCGTTTGACTGTGGCTTATCAACTATCACCCAACAGTTGCCATAAATACTGGCGTTCATTTGTACTTCACGCATTACAGTATTGAATGAGCGACCATCTAAGTCAGCGTCCATGAGGAATGAACTTAACTGCTCATCACCATCTAACGACCCATAATCTCTTGTTGGGGGAACACGCCATAAAAAGCTTGTGTATATCTGAACAACATTCTTACAATGGTTGTCTACTGGTGTGTGTCTTATTCTAGCGTCATATTCTTCTGGTGACTCTAAAACATATCGGTGAAGGTAATAGCCGTTTTTATAATCATTACCGCCTAG